ATCGCCGAGGCGGTCGCCGCCCTCGACGACCGCGTGCTCGTCGAGGGCGAGGAACACGATCTCCTCGCCGGCTGGCCGGACCTCGGCGTCGCCGGTGACAAGGCCGGCACCCGGGCCTGGGATCTCGTTTCCTGCGTCGACAAGGACGGTCATCGCCGTTTGAGGTCGTCGCTCGCCAACCTCGTGCGGTCGGTGGCGATCCTCGGCCGTTGGCCGGATTGGCGATGCGAGGAGCCGACGCTCGTCGACGAGGTCGGTCCGAACGGCAAGGCTCGGTGGTACCGCGTGGTGAAGCGCGCCGTGATGTGGGATGGGGAGGGAAACGAGATCGGGTGGGACGATGTCGAAATCGACGGATGGGATCGGCGCGGCCGTCGTCCCCATCCGGGGGCCTATCGGCGTCGGATCCTGGTGCCCGATCCTGCTGCCGCGTTGGCTCGGCGCATCGAATTCGAGTTGGTGCATGCTGCGCTCAGCGACCTCGCGGCTTCGCTCGATGGGCTCGGTGGGCGCTCTCTGATCGGGCCGACGCGGTCGGCGACGCCATGGGCGGAGACGAGGTCGGAAAAATCGCCCGATGAAAATCCGCAGAACGCTTGACTTGCGCCATGACGGTGTGGCAGATTTCGCTCACGATGTAAAAGATCGATGGATAAGCCCCGGCGCGAAAGCGGCCGGGGCTTTTCGTTGGGGGTGTGACGTGGCCTTTTCGATGTCGGTCACCGGCACGCTCGCCGAAGTCCTGGCGCCGCTGGGTCGGCTCGCCAACGGCGCAGCGGTACAGGCTGGGTGCTACGCCCTCAACCACACCATCGCCAAGGCGAAGACGCAGGTCGCTCGGGCACTCGGGCCACAAACCGGGCTGCCCTATGGATCGGTGTCCAAGGAGATCAAGCAGTTTTCCGCCTCCCCCGGGAAACCGCAGGCGTCGCTCGAGGCGAGTGGTGCCTACCATCGCCTGTCCGAGTTCGCCGCCAGGAAGACGGGATCGGGGATCAGCGCGGCGCCATGGGGCGTGCGCCGTATCTTCCCGGGCACGTTCTTCATCGCGCCGTACAGTGGCGGGGTCTTCCGCCGCAAGGGATCGAAGCGGTTCCCGGTCACTCAGCTGTGGGGTCCCGCCATCCCGAAGGAGATGGTCAAAGGGCCGGCCCTGTCTGCGTGGGATCGGACGCTCACCACGGAACTGCCGGCGCGCATGGCCCACGAATGGCGGAGGCTCATTGCCGCCTGATTGGCACGATCTTCGCGTCAACGATCTGGCACGCCGCTTGCCCTACCCCCCCCGGGTCCGGGTCCTCCCCCGATCTCGACGACGGGCGGACGCGACGCGGCCCCGAGATATCACCAGTAATGCTTTGTTTTCCTTGGGTTGACGTGGTTGACGCGGTTGACGACCAGAGCGGAGGCGGTTGACGGCCATGGTTGACGCCTCGGCTCCGCCTCTCGATGCGGTTTTGCTCTCCGACCTGGCCCGGCGGCGGGGGGTGTCGAAGCAGGCGATCCACAAACGGGTCAGCGCCCTCGCCAAGGACGGGCGGCTGACGCTCTGGCCGGGTCCGAACCGGTCGGTGCTGGTCAGCGAGGCCGCCTTCGACTTCGCGGTCGGGCAGGTCGGTGATCCGGTCAAGGAGGCGAGCGCGGCGAGCGCGGCTCTGCTTCGGGGGGGACAGGAGATCATTCCGCCGGCGCCCCCTTCGGCCGCTCCGGAGGTGCTTGCGGCTCCACCGCTTCGGCAGCCGCAACCGGTGCCGGCCGACGGCGACACGCCGGCCTATCGGGAGGCCAAGGCCCGCGATGCCCACTACGCGGCCGAGATCAAGCGACTCGCCTTCGAACGCGACAGCGGGCAGCTCTATCGGGTCGAGGAGGTCGAGGCGGCACTGATCCGCATCTCCGACGCCGTGAAGGAAGTGGTGCGAGGCCTCAATGCCAGGGCCGACGAAGGCGCCGAGGCATTGGAGGACGGGATGCCGGCCTTTCGGCGCTGGTTGTCGCGGGTCGGTGACGACATCTGCCGAGCGCTCGCCGGGCAGTGGCGGGTGATGGCCGAGGAAGCGCCGCGGGATCGCCCGGCGGCGGACAGAGCGGTCGCCGAGGGGGAGACCTCCGAGGAGGAGTGACGTCGCCGCCGGACCGGAGACACCGACATGGCGAGCGACACCGTTTCGAGACCGGAGAAGCCCTCCGCCCTCGCGCTGATCGCCGCTCGCTTGGCGGACCTGGTCGACGTGCCACCGCGGGAGAAGCCGTCCGTCTGGGCGGCTCGTAACTTCCGGGTGCCGGACGGCCCGTTCGCCGGGAAGCTCTGGAACCCGTCGCTCACGCCGTGGTGGTGCGAACCGCTCGACGACATGGGACCCGACAGCGACGTCAACAAGGGCGTGGTGCGCAAGGGCGCCCAGTCGGGTGCGACCGTGTTCGGTCTCGCCTTCCTGGCGCACTCGATCATCTTCGATCCGTGCCGGATGATGGTCGTGCAGCCGACCGACACGGCGCTGACCAAGTTCTCACGCGGCAAGCTGCAGCCGGTGATCGACAAGGCGCCGGAGCTTCGCCGGCGGATTCGATCGCAGACCAGCCGATCGGCCTCTGGGTCGACGACCTACATCAAGGCCTTCCCCGGCGGCGAGTTGATCCTCGCGCTCGCGTCCTCGGCGTCGGACCTTTCCGGCGACACGATCAAGAAGATCCTGAAGGACGAGGTCGACCGCTATCCCGAGGACGTCGGCGGCGAAGGTCCGCCGTCGAAGCTGATCGAATCGCGCCGGAAGACGTTCTCGGTCACCGGCGATTGGAAGGAACTGGCGATCTCGACGCCGACGATCAAGGGCGCTTCCGAGATCGACGAGGAGTTCGAAGCCGGCGATCGGCGCTGGTGGCACATCGTCTGCCCGGAGTGCGGCGAGAAGGTCCGCTTGCTCCGGCAGCACTTCAAGTTCGACCGGCAGCCGCCCTACAACCCGCACTACGTGATGCAGTGCTGCGGCGTTATCGTCGGCGAGCGCCGCATGCGGCGGTTGATCCAGCATGCGGCCGAGGACGGCGGTGGATGGATCCCGCTCAACCCGGGCGCTCCGCATCGGTCGTGGCACTTCGACGACCTGACCTCGCCGTTCGAGACGTGGAGCAACATCGCTCGCCTCGAGGTCGAGGCCGAGGGCGACCCGGCGAAGGAGGCCTCGCTCGTCCAGCGCACCTGGGCGCAGGCCTACGAGGCGAAGGGCGACGCTCGCGACCATGCCGAACTGATGGCGCGGCGCGAGGACTATCCGGCCGGCGTGATCCCGCCGAAGGGTCTGATCGTCACCGCCTTCGCCGACGTGCAGCACAACGGGATCTGGGTCGAGGTCGTCGCCTGGGGATGGGATCGCCAATCCTGGGTGATCGAGGCGCGGTTCCTGCCGGGTGACACGACCGACCACCACGCCGGCGCCTTCGCGGCGCTGCACGAGCAGATCTATTCGAAGCGTTGGCCGGACAGCTTCGGTCGGACCTGGCCGCTCGATGCCCTCGGCATCGACTCCGGCGACAACCAGGACGGCCGCGCCCATCAGGTCTACGCCTTCGCCCGCACCCGCCACGGCGTCTTCGCGACCCGCGGCGTCGGTGGCTGGTCGGCGCCGGCGCTCGGCACACCGGCGAAGAAACAGGTCGTGCTCGCCGGCAAGCGGGACGGCCGCATCGACGTCTGGCCGATCGGCACGTGGTCGCTGAAATCGGTCTGGTACACGAACCTCGAGAAGGTGCCGTTCCGCGAGGGGATGCCGATCGACATTCCCGGTGCGGTGCATTTCCACGGGGGGCTCGACGAGGGGTACTTCCTGCAGGTCACCTCGGAATACCTGGAAACCAAGCGGATCAACGGTCGCCCGCACCAGGAGTGGCGGACGATCGGCAAGCGCGACAACCATCTGCTCGACTGCCGCATCGGCAACATGGCGATGGCGGAAGCCGCGCTGATCTCGGCCCGCACGCCCGAGCAGTGGGCGGCGCGAGCCCGCGAACGCGGACTTCCGGAAGATCTCGCCGAACCCTCGCTGTTCCGCCCGGCGACCGTGCCGAGCGTGACCCGTGACGGCGAGACCGCCGGCGCCTGGGTGGCCGACGAGGGTCCGGCCGCCGCCGACTGGGTCGAGGCCCTGGCCGGCCTCGCCTACGACGACTGATCTCGCCCGATATGCCCTCCCGCGGATCGGGCGATCCCGCGCCCCGCCGACCCGTCCCCGGCGGGGCGCGACCCTCTTTCGGAGAGCCCCATGGCGATCGACCCGAACGACACCGAGGCGCTGCTCTCCGAGGCGCGTCTCGCGCTCCACCGCCTTCGGACAGGAACCGCCGTCGTCGAGGTCGACTGCGGCGACTACCGCACGAAGTTCACGCCGGCGACGGTCGAAAATCTCGCCGCCTACATCTCCGAACTCGAGCAGCGGATCTCCGGGGTGCCGTTCCGCGGCGCCGTCGGATTCTGGTTCTGAGGTGAAGCGATGTTGAGTGGGAACGGTCAGCCGATCGAGGTCGCCGAGGCGAGTGCCTCGATGGCTGCCGAGCCGGTGCGCAACGTCGGCGTCGATCCGGCCTATCGGTCGTCGTCGCTCGGATCGCAGGAATTGGCGAGCTACGTGCCGGCGATGGCGTCGGGCGACGGCGCCTCGCTGTGGAACCAGCGGCTGACCCTCGACCGGGTCAACGATCTCGCCCGCAACGATCCGATCGCCGTCGCCGGCATCAACCGCCTCGTCGACATGCTGATCGGCGAGGGCCTCAACCTTTCGGCCCGGCCGGATGCCGCGGCGCTGAAGATCGATCGGAGTGCCGCGCGTCAGATCGGCCGCAGCTTCGAATCGGAATGGAAGCTGTTCTGGGACGATCCGCTGAAGCGCACCGACTTCCGCCGTCGGATGACCGGCGCCGGCATCTTCCGACAGGGTGCACGGACGCTGGTCCGCGGCGGCGAGGCGGCCTATGTGCTGCGCTGGCGCACCGGAGAGGTGACGCGGTATCGCACCGCCGTCCAGACGATCGACCCGGACCGGATCAGGAACCCCTACGGCGCCCCCGACTCGTGGACGATCCGCGGCGGCGTCGAACACGACGACGATCAGGTGCCGATCGCCTATCACGTCACCGAGGCGCATCCGGCCGACTGGTTCGCCGGAACCCGGATGACCACGTGGACGCGGATCCCCCGCGAGACCTCGTGGGGCCGGCCGGTCTTCGTCCACGCCTACGAGCCCGACCGTGAAGATCAGACGCGGGCGATCAGCCCGTTCGCCTCGCTGGTCTCGTCGCTCCGGATGGTGACGCGGCACGGCGACACCGAGATCGCCGCCGCCGCGGTCAACGCGCTGTTCGCCGCCTTCATCACCTCGAGCCTGTCGGCGGAAGACGTGGCGACATCGCTGACGCCGGTCGCCGGGACGCACGAGAGCCGGGCGACGTCGCGCGCCAAGTTCTATCAGACGATCAAACCGACCCTGAACGGCGTCCGGATCCCGGTTCTGCCGATCGGCGACGAGGTGAAGATCAACGGGACGCCGCGGCAGACGACCGCCTTTCCGGCGTTCCGGGCCGCGTTTCTACAGTCGATCGCCTCGGCACTCGGGCTCTCCTACGAGCAATTGTCGATGGACTGGTCGAAGTCGACCTTCTCGTCGGCCCGCGCCGCGCTGAACGAGGTCTGGCGGTCGATCCGCCGCCTCCTCGCGGTGTTCCGCGATCAGTATGTCGCGCCGATCTACTACGCCTTCCTCGAGGAGGCGATCGACCGCGGCTACGTCTCGATCCCCGGTGGCCTCGACGCCTTCCACGCCATGCCGGCCGCCTGGATGACGGCGCGCTGGATCGGCCCCGGCCGCGGCTACGTCGATCCGGAGACCGAGGCCGACGCCGCCGGCAAGCGGATGGGCCAGCTGACCTCGACACTCGCCGACGAAGCCGCCGAGCAGGGCAAGGACATCGAAGAGGTGCTCGACCAGATCGAGGCCGAGGAAGAGATGCTGGCGGCGCGCGGTCTGACGCGACTGACGGTCACCGGCGCGGTGCCTGGGCAGGCGACCGGGGCCGACGGCAAGAAGGCCGACGAGAAGGCCAAGGCCCGCGACCGGAAAGAGGAGCGGCCCGATGTTTCTGCATCCTGAGATCGCCTCGCGGTTCTTCGGTACCGAGCTGATGATCGAACCGGCGAAGGTCGTGGCGATCCTCACCGGGATCGGCGGGCGCCTGGTCGACGGTGGCTTCGACCTCTCCGGCCTCGCCACCGTCGACCACACCGCCTTCGCCGACGGCCGTCCCTCCGGTCTCGACCGTCCCGCCGCCGGGCGACTCTCCGACCGGGTCGGGGTCTCCTGGGACCGGGCCGGACAGCGGACCTACGACATGGTCGGCTCGGTGGCGGTGATCCCGGTCGAGGGCACGCTCGTCCACAAGGGGGCCTATGTCGGCATGTCCAGCGGCCGGATGTCCTATCAGGGCATCCAGACGCAGGTGGTCCGCGCCGCCCGAGACGCATCGGTGAAGGGCGTCGCCTTCGAGATCGACAGCTTCGGCGGAGAGGTCGCCGGCGCCTTCGAGACGGCGGCGATGATCGCCGAACTGTCGAAGATCAAGCCGACCATCGCGATCCTCACCGATCACGCCGCCTCGGCCGGCTACCTGCTCGCCTCCGCCGCCCGCCAGATCGTCGTCCCGTCGACCGGCATCGCCGGGTCGATCGGCGTCATCGCACTGCATGCCGACTTCTCCGGCAAGCTCGAGAAGGACGGGGTCAAGGTGACGATCCTCTCGGCCGGCAAGCACAAGGCCGACGGCCATCCGGCGGCGCCGCTCGCCGAAGACGTCAAGACGCGGACCCTCCTCCGCCTCGAGAAGAGCCGCCAGCGGTTCGCCGCTGCGGTCGGATCCCATCGCGGCGAGCGGCTCACCGCCGCCGCGGCCCTCGCCACCGAAGCCGCCACCTATGACGGCGAGGAGGCGGTTCGCATGGGGCTCGCCGACGCCGTCGGCAACGCCGCCGCGGCCTTCGCCGGGTTCGTGCAGGCCGTCGACAAACTCTGAAGAAGGACCACCCGACATGACCGAAACCAGTCTGGCGGCGATCGTCCAGGCCGCCGCGACCGGCGGTGCCGCGCCGACGCCCACCACCTCCGCTTCCACCGCCCCGGTGGCTCCCGACGCTCAGACCGCCGCCCGGATCGACGCGGCCCGCGCCGAAGGCCGCGCCGAGGGCGCCGAGATCGAACGGGTGCGCTGCGCGACGATCCTCGGCAGCGAGGAGGCGAAGGGCCGCGAGCCGACCGCCGCCCACCTCGCCTTCAAGACCGCGATGGCGCCGACGGAAGCGATCGCGCTGCTCGCCACCACCCCGAAGGCCGAAGCGCCGAAAGGCGGGTCGCGGCTCGACGCGCTGGTGACCGACCCGAAGGTCGGTGCCGCCCCGCCGCCGCAGAGCTCCGCCGAGACGGCCGAAGCCGGCCTCGCCGCCGCCGTCGATCGTCTGATCGCCAAGCACTGACACCCCGAGACATCCGAAGGAGGCCACAGAGATGGTCGCTCCCGTCCGCCGGGTCACCGCCCCGAAGATCCTCTCCGACGTCGTGTTGTGGGAGGAGGAAGTCGCCTACTCGCGCGCGATCGCCGGCACCGTGAAGGCGACCACGGTCACCGATCTCGGCACGCCGATCGCACTCGACGCCAACGGCAAGGTCGTTCAGCTGCCGTCCGACGGCTCGCTCGTCTGCATCGGCGTGGCTCTGACGGCCCGCGCCGCCACCGCCGCCGACACCACCGGCGATCTGAACTATGTCCGCCGGACCGCGATCCTGAAGGACAGCGGGCTCGTCTGGCCGACCGGCATCTCCGACGCCAACAAGACGAAGGCGCTCGGCGAGATCGAAGTCCGCGGCGTGGTCGTCCGCCCCGCCCTCTGACACCGCCGTCTCTCCCGTCCCTCACGATGAGCCCGCCTCCCGGCGGGCTTTTTCGTCTCCGCGAGGCTTCCGCCCATGGACATCACGACCTTCCCCTACACGGCGGTGCAGCTGACCGCTCAGGTCAACCGGTTCCCGAACAACTACGGTCTGATCAACGACCTCGACGTGTTCCCTTCCGAGGGGTCGATCTCGACGATCGTCGAGGTCCGCCGCGAAGAGTTCTCCCTGTCGGTGCTGCCGGCGCGCGAACGCGGCGCCCCGGCGAGCCTGGCCGAGCGCAAGCGCGGCGATGCGCTGTTCTTCGAAGTGCCGCACTTCCCGCACGACGACGTCATCCGCCCGGCGGACCTGCAGAACATGCTGATGCAGGTCGGCAACACGCTCCAGCCCAAGATTCTCGACGTCGAAGTCGCCAAGCGCCTGAAGCAGATCCGCGAGAAGCACGCGATCACGCGTGAGTGGCTGCGGATGTCGGCGCTCAAAGGGCAGATCGTCGACGGCGACGGGACGCTGCTCTACGACCTCTTCGACGCCTTCGGCTTTACCAAGGTGACGGTGTATTTCGATCTCGCCAACGCCAACGCCGACATCGTCTACCAGCAGATTCAGACCAACCTGCGCGGTGAGGTGATGAGCCACATCCGGGTGATCTGCGACCCGACCTTCTTCTCGAAGTTCGTCGAGCATCCGAAGGTCAACAAGTACTGGGTCAACTGGCAGAACGCCGGGCTGATGGCCAATCTGGCGCGGAAGAAGGAGGGCGGTCAGTTCGGCCGGCGCTTCGTCTTCCAGCAGATCGAGCTCATGGACTACTACGGCGTCGCGCCGGCGAAGCGGAACGGCGTCACGACCTCGCTGCCGTTCGTCGACCCCGGCAAGGGCCACGCCTATCCGGTCGGCACGATGTCCACCTTCGGCACCTACGACGCGCCGCCCGAGGACATCCGCTTCGTCAACGAGCCGGGGCAGGAGATCTTCATCTCGCCGAAGATCCTCGACCACGGCGCCGGCGTCGAGTTCCACACCCAGTCGAACCCGCTGCCGCTGTGCAAGCGGCCGGAGGTGCTGGTCGAGGTCTCCTCGGGCGCGAACCCGGGCTGATCGGACGGGAGGCGGTGACGCCTCCCGACCTCTCGACGAGGAGAGCGCCATGTCGATCTTCGCCGACGCTCTCGCCGCCGCGCGGGAAGCGGTCACCGGCACCTACGCCCAGCCGATGATCGTCACAGCGATGGTGGCGTCCGAGTACCGCGGGGCCTCGCCGGATCCGGCCCGCCCGGCGTTCACGGTGCCGGGGATCCTGCACGAGCACGTCGTGCAGCGCCGTGGGGTCGACGAGGCGACGCTCGTCGAGCGCACCGACGGCGGCCGTCCCGGCGGTCGCTTCGGTGTCGACGTCGCGGCGGCGCCGATCCGCATCTCCTTCGATCTCGTCGACCTCGGCGGATGGGAGCCGCCGTCCAACACCCGGATCACGGTCGAAGCCAGCGGAAGGGTGTTCGAGGTGACCCACCCGGCGCCGCGGGCGGCCGAGCGCATCGTGCTGTTCGTGACGGAGATCTCGCCTTGAGCCTCGCCAAGCTCCCGCTCCGGATCGCCACCGTGCTGGCGCTGCGCGGGCGAACCTGGGTCGCCGATCGGGTGTTCGATTCGACGATCACGCCGATCGAGACCAAGATCGACG